AGATTTCATTTCCTTCAGTTTCTTCTTGATTGACAACACGCTGTTCATCTGAGGTTTTGATAGCATCTCGCCTAGGATGAGTTTAGACTTTCCTGTTTTGTGCTGGCTTCGGTAGTTTTCCAAAACAGACGAATCATCGTCAACAGGGCATGAGAACATAATGGCTTCCTCAATTGTTATTTCTGATTCTCTCTTATTTCTGACCTTGTCCAGCAGTGCTTCGTGAAGTAATACAGCTTTTTCGCACTCATAGCTGTTGAGTGGGTTCAGAAGGCAGCTGTAGGTGATAGGGAATCTACCTGTTAGAGAGATGGGTAGCCATCTACTCACCGAATCATATGTGCTCTTCTGTGTTAATGATAGGACGTCCATACACATCCTCGATCTGATGAAGCAATAGACTGAAAACAGCGATGATCCATTGTCTAGACAATCAGAGCACAGATTAAACAACATTTGTGCAGTCCCTTGAATTGTGGTTCCACATGCTGAGGTCATGACTGCGCAGAGCTGTTTGATGCTAGGAATTAGGTCTTCGTCAGTGCAGAATTTTGAGTAGACCTCCGCTATCTTGTGCCCTCCACAGGACTTTTCTGATCGTGATACATTGCATCCAACCTTTCTGACTACACACCTCACCTTCAGCCACTCATCGATGAATGCTTCTATTTCAGGAGTTATTTCAACGACATCGTGAATCACCAAGATGGAGTCATCAGATGATCTCAGTTCCGTGACATTTAATGATGTCAATCTTTGGAATTCCTTCTTCTTTTCCTCAAAAACCTGATGAGCCCACTCAAGTTCTGCCAGAATGCTTAGCGAAGATCCTGCATGGAAGATCCCTTGTCCCATGTGAGAGTATGCTCTCTGTCCGATGATACCTTTCAGCACATAATCATACAAGATCATTTTGGCGTCATCTCCAATGTCTTTTATGATCTCATCACTCCTTTCAATGATCTTCATGGATTCGTCCACAATTCTAAACTCTGATCCAATCTTGATGATGTCCAGTTTTTTATAGTTAAGGATGTTCAGCGTTTTTGTGAGAAGGGCCTCTGGAAATGCCACCTCTTTGTAGCATGCAGTGATCCATGCAACTCCAAAGAGACGGTGGACAGACTTATTCCTACTAAGTAGTGGACTGCACAGGTTGTAGAAGCCCATAGTGCATGAGTTAGGACCCCACTTCATTTCATCAGCCGACTCTATGAACAAGTATTCGTTGGTGTTGACTTTTTTTGATGAGATTAGGTTTTTGCACATTTCCAGTATTCCATCTTTCCTTCCAGAATTTTGCATTAGATCATTGTTACTATGGAATAGGAATTCTCTGCTTATAACCTCTAGGCAATGATTGACCACTTTTGTTGCGTATGTTTGCACCATAAGTTCTCTCCTAGCAGCAAATTGAGCTTTGGGTGCATTTGTGGCCTGATATTTGAACTCAGCATTAACGAATACTCTTGCCAGATGAAATGAGTTCCCCACTCTGTTGTCCAGTGTTTCAACAATCATGTATATCACCTTTGAGTGCACACTGCATCCGAGATGTATTAGCTCCCCTTTCCTGCTTCTTATGGTGGTGTCCAGATCCTGCTTCCTACCTGCTGCAGCACTGATGCATGAAGAAAGTAATCTTGTCCTCAGGGTTTCTTCATGGAAGGTAACACTTTGCTGTTTGATCATTTGTGAAATTTCTTCCATGTTGGTTGCTTCTTTCCTGTCAACAGCATTTGTGCACCAATGTCGGAAGAGATCGTTCCCATGCAGCAGACAGTTGACTCCAATAGCCTGCACGGCATCAAACCTCTCAGGGTTTAAGTGATCTAACACTTCATCGACAGCTTCTCCAAATTGTATATCAAATAGTTCTACAGGATTGATCATGTGTGCCAGCCCATGTGAGTTGCATTTGCTGATCGAATAGGAGATGGCCGTTTTTATGATACCTTCAAATCTAGTCCAAAAGTCCCTGTACCTGTCGCAGATGTCTTCCACCTCAGATTTGTAACTTATTTTCTTGTTTAGCTTCGCAGAGTCCCTCACAGACTCAGCTTTTCTTATAAGTTTGACGGCTTCCTTATTGCACTCAACATACAACGGTGTCTTTACAATTTCCTTCCATGATTCCAGAGGGACTTCAATAGCATGACCCGACATCATAGAGAAGAACTTTATTTTTCCGGTGATGTAGTCCCTCAAGTTGTCTGCACATGTTCGTCCCTTCTCAGTCAGTTGGTGGTATAAAAGTTCAAATAAAGCTTTAACCTTAACCGGGACACCTTCAGCTTTCCCAGATATTCCGAGATCCTTTTTCAGTTTCTGTGTGAGATTCCTATAGTCCATTTCTTTGGTCCCTGCTAGTGGCTTCATAGTTTTGGTTGTGAAGAGTTCACTTATGTCCTTCTCCATGGCCGCTGCTTCTGCTTCTTTGTCATCAGCAGCAAATGCTTCTGCCAACTTATTCTTGGCACATCCATCACCTGAGTAGTTTGCCATTGACCGTTTAGTGAGGGCATACAACAAGTCTGAGCTACTACTGGCTCCTATTCTGTCCAGGCTGTGAGTGTTCATTATCTCCACAGCTTGCTTCTCATTTCCTTTAGATGAAGACATGAAGTAGCTTGTTAGCTGGTTGAATGATCTTTTTGGCAATATTTCCATCATCTCCCTGATAGATATTCCACACACCGAAGTCTTGCCCATTGTTCTAGTTGTTCCCCTCATTGAGTGGATTGCCTTCCTCTCAAATTTGGTTCTGATCTTAGCCATCATGTTTACTGGGTCCACTTTTATGTTGACCGATTTCATGCAACCTGTTGTGTCCGACATGTCGGAAATAGGTTCTCTTAGTTTCGGGCTTGCCATGACAGCATCAAAGTCCGCATCAGAGAAGTGGTCTGATAGGAAATGACCTAAGGTTTGTTGCATGTAAGGGGATGATACTGAGCTTGCTAGATGATCAGAACAGATTATAGCCTGTTCTGTGATTAGTTTGATGTGCTGTGCCTCAGTTTTCACTTCAAGGAATGGGATTTGGTACATACAGCTCAGCACCGAGATGTTTTGTCTGCATTTTGCGCACTTTTGTTTGAACTTTAGTTTCCCTGATGCAGCGTATTGTAGATGGTATTCATCCTTGAATCCAGGGCAGCTGTATAAATCAGCCTGTGCAATGGAAACCATCGTATCCCATCTAACTGTTGGTGTTAGGAAGTCAAACATCGTGTACACAGACTGCTGATCAAACTTCAGCGCTGACCTGTCATAAAAGTGTACTGCATACATGTAGTTGATGAAATCATCACCCGACTGTGCAACAGTGCATGTTAGAGGGTCAACAAAGCTGCCTGCCGTGAACACATTACCATTCGTTTTTAGGCATGCATCCCTTTTGCTCAAAGCTTCAAATCCACAGAAATACACCCATTCAGCGTGCACCTGGCAAGAGTGTTTCCTCATCATTTCCACCATCTTCTTTCCCCAGTCTTGTCCTGAAAGCCTCTCTGACAGAGAGAACATGAAGGGAAATCTGATCAGTTGTAAGATGGTGTTGTGATTTTGATTGTTTTCCATCAGTGCCGGTCCAGAAACTCTGTTTATGAATTCAATCATTTCGCAGACCTTCAGGAAATTGTAGCCATTTGTTCCTAAGTCATTCATTATTGACCGGCCAGCTTTCATGAATTCATCGAAGTCTTGTTTCATGAACGCTAAGTGCAAAGATGACAGTTTTTCCTTAAGGACAATCTGAGCTAGTTCACATGATGAATGTACATCATTCACGTCTTCACAGAATTGTTTGATGCAACCTGTTGATTCCAGTCGATTGCAAAGGATGTTGATGTTATAGAACAGTTGTGCTTTGAATGCAAATACCTTGGTTTCATCTAAGATGAAGCTGAACAGTATCTCCCTAGTCAATATGTTCCTAATGCTGATTTGAAAGTTCTCCTTATGTGGTGAGGCAGAAATTAACATGTCGATGTTTCCTGAAATCGGTCTTCTGTAGACTGCTGTTTTTGTGTGGAATACACATTTGTTCATTTCACTAAGGATTTTGTTCATAAGGACGAAGTATCTTGAAGAGGGGGCTTGCAGATACTTTATCACAATTGATGAAAAGAGTTCCCTAGACAACCGTGTCTGTGATGTGTTCTCTGCCTCATGCTCCGTGAACAGATTGTTTACGATGTCTCTGCTCAGAGCATCATGTAGTTTTTCGTCTGGTAGAGTGTCATCCATGATTGATGGAAGATCTTCAAAATAGACTACAGGAGAAGGCTGTTTGTTTGATCTCTCATGGTATGTCTTGAGCATTCTCACTAGGATTTCACTGTTTGACTTCGCTTTTGTCATAGAATCCCATATTTTGTCCCTTTCTTCTTCTGTGATAGCAACAATGGTATGGGGACAATATGCGATTTCGGTGTGAGCCCATGCATGCAGAATTTTAGCCATTTCCCCCATCACTCCTTCTTCCATCATGTATGCTGTCATGATCATTTCACTCCGTTTGAACATTTCCTTTGCCTCTCTGTGATTCTTCACTCCCTTAGTCACCAAATTCATTCCATTTTCTTTGAAGTTGTTGAAGATTTCATGAAAATTAAAGTTTTTGATTTTCACTATTCTCGAGCTGACATCCAGTCTGTAACGGTAGTGCTCAAATGAGATCAATGAAAAAACCATTCCCCTGAACCTAAATTCTTTATATGTCTTCTCCCTCTCTTCAACTGTCATCATTTTCCTAACTTTTGGAGCAATGCTTTTGAATCTGCTTGCCTCAGTTAGGTGTTTTACGAAGTTTTGTGTATCCTCAGGACAGTCGCAGATTTCATTGTACTCACATACGAGGCCGTTGGTTTTCTTCGCCTGTGATACTACTGAGTTTGATCCTGATGCCACTACATATCCAATTTTGTTCCAGGCGGTCAGTAGTCCATTCCAGATGACAGGGATAATTTCTTCAGTTTTCCTCTTCTCTTCAGTTTGCCACATCACATGTCTACCAGCTTGAGCCAGTGATGCTTTGATTTTGACAGCTCTCTCCCACAGCTTCATAGCAGATATTTTAAATTCGCTGACGGGATTGTGGATGAGTCATGGCGGGACCTCTGAGGCATTTAGGGATGTACTCTCTCCCCATGACAGGATCCTGTTTGAACATCCCATTCGCTGCATTCGTTATGTCTTGTGAGGTGAACTCAGGCATTGGAAGTTGAATATTTGTTGTTGTTGGATTGAAAATACCACTGTTCTTCTCATCAAAATATTCCTTTTGTGTTGCAGGTATCACCTTCCTTATGTTTTTTATGAAATTTGAGATTAAGTTGGATGCGTGAACTATCGATCCACCTCCCTTCTGGTAGTCGCAAACATTTGAATCATCTGATATGTGAAGTTCCAACCCAATAGGGGCCACTTCCACGCAGAATGTTCCAAGTGATTCCCATCTTGTTATTTCCATAATCTCCTTTTTGATTCTGTCAGCAACCCATCCAAACTCGAATATAGTCACCTTGTAGAAATCTCCCATATCATCTGTGAAAGCTGACATGTGGGGTGGTCTGTGATTCGCTAGGTTGTAGTCAATATCAAGGCACCTTATCTTCACTTCAAGTTCATTGCATTTTTCAATCTTGTATCCATCGGGCTGTCGTGTTAGGACTTCAGGCATGTTGCAGAGTTTTGATGTTATCATTTCGTCCATAAGTTTCTCCTTATTTGTGATCTTCCCGACTTCCATCAAGATGTCTCTCACACACGGTTTTTCATATTCCTCTGCATATGGAGTCCCAATCGTTTTGCTCACCAACATTTCGTAAACCAACCCTCTTATCCTGTAGATAATGTCTGTCAGATCTACCCAGCTAGTGGTATTGATCAGTCTTGCTCTCATATATCCAATTTTGGTGTCAACCCAAGGGAACGCCTCAACAAAGTCGTTGATCAGCTTTGTTGCATACACCCCATCTTTCTTTGACAGTTTGGAATCTTGTGATGTGATGATTTGAGCTGCAAGCCTAACATCGTCAGAGGCTGACTTTTGGAGTATCTTCACTAGAATCTTGGTAGAGTCCATTTTAGATGTGTCATCTGTTAGTCCAATAAGGTTTGCCAGGGCTCTAGTGTTTGCATCCAGGTCATCTCTCTTGATGCTCTTGTTGATGTCTGTGCAGATCTTGATTAGAGCTTCAGAGTCAAGGATTTCATGAATACAATATTTATATCCAAGAACAACAGCTCGAAGTGACATGGCATAGATCTGGTTCCATGAGAGACTTCTGTAGGCAATTAGTTCGTAGTCATCCCAGTGTGGGTTTGACTCCACAAGGTTATTCATCATTACTCTTGGGCTATCCAGTCTGGGCCCTGTTATTTTCCCTCTGTAGTCATTAAGTGCAGAGACTCCATCAAGGCTCAAACCCTTCTCAAACCATTTCATCAGCATGCAGAAGTAGTTGAATGTGATCTCATCAACTTTCTCTCTACTCCAACGTTCATCCACTTTCGATGAGAACGTGGCGGGAGAATCATCTTTCAGACATGAGACAATGTAGTTGGTGTGGATCAGTCTTGGGTTCATGAAAGGGAGTTTCTTTGTACTTAGCAGGTAATATAGAGCTTGAGCAGGTGTGACTGCAATCAGACAATCTGAGATGTAGAATGATGTGTCTGTCAGTTTGTATGTTCTGTTTTCTGTTGCAACCTCAATGGTGTCTCCTCTTTCGTCGAAGAAGCTCTTATCTAAACTTTCAATCATATCAGATATTGATCTGTTGTATTTTCTTGAGAACTTGTCAAGTAGTGAGTGATAGTTTTTTGCTGACATCCTTAGATTATTGAATGCATCTCTAGCAGATCTCATAATCATTTTGTCATGTTCCGTTAGGATGGACTCGTTGTCAAATGTTCCTATCACGATGTTTTCTTCGGGCACGCAGTCATTGATGTCAGCAACAGTGAAGCTGTCATTTTCCATGTCTATTGCGTAAGTGCATCCGGGTAGTAGGAACCTCTTCATCATACTTTCCGCTAGTTTATATTGCCCATTGTCAACAACAGAGTTTCTCGAAGTTTTGAGTTTCAGAATTGTGGAATTTTTCATTCTCATAAATTGATCTTGGTGATTTGCCTTATCATCTTTGGCCAATTTCTTTCTGGCTATGGACCAGGCAGCCATAAGTAGGAAAGCCTCAATTAGCATGATTAATTTGCTTGCTTTGTTTCTCGG